TAAATCTTTTTTTGAAAATTGGTTTTGTAGTGACCAGTCAGATGCTTTTGTGAAATCAACATCTTTTACCAGTAGCTCTGATTGTTTTTTGCGATACTGCTCTCTAGCCTTCTTTGCTTTTTCCTTTGTCCACTTTTTCCCTTTTTTTAATTCAGCTTGACGCTTTTTATTAACAAATTGCTCTAAGGTTTCAACTGGCTCAGTTTCCTTTACTGGCTCACTTACCATTTCCGCTAACTCACCAAGAGTTCCTCTGCCCTCTGCTTTAAATTCTCTTAGCCTATTTAATAGATTTGTTCCCTCAAATGTAAATAGGTCAAATATTGCCAGAGCTATTCCATCTGGTAAAACATCTGTTTCTGAAAATTCAGCTCCATACCCCATGTTGTTTGCGACAAAAGACTTTGATAGTAATTCAATACCACTAAACTTGCTATTTGGATTTTGCTCCTTATGTCTTCTCAGCCATAAATCAATTCTCTTTTTTAGTTGCTTATCTTTTGAACCTAATATCTTATAAATAGATTCAACCATTTCCTCAATGAGGACACTTTCATCCTTTGTTGAATCCAGTATAATATCAATCGTCCCGTCCGCATTTGGTATACTTTGACCACGAAACCTTACATTCTTATATGTAGTTCTACCCTCTACATAACCCTCTTCACCCGGTGCAACTTCTTCTAATTCGCTTGGGTCTTGATAGCCATGTAATTCTTCACTATCAACAAAGTCGACAACCTTACCATCAACAAACTTAAAATTTATATCATCAAATAGCTTTCCGAATAACTGAGCATCTTGTTGAACTTCAGTTGTGGGGTCTTCAGTTGCTTTTTCCCGAGCTTCTTTTCTCGTTAAATATATTTCTTGTTGTTCTTCAACAATGGCATTGACTTCTTCAGAGCTTAATACTTTTCCCCCAAGCTGAAAACCAGCTCCAAATATTGTACCGATTGCAAATTCTTCTTTTTGTTGTGGGGTAGCTAACGAAAGTGCCTCAACTAAATCTGGTTCTGCTTCTCCAGTAACAGCACTTTTACCAAGCTCATTAAAGTAACCTTGAATAACTTCTTCATAACCTTCTGCTCCAGCTCCAACTGCACCTTTTCCAAGACCAGCGATTGTTCGAGCAATAACATTTCTAAAAGGCTTTGGTACTCTTGCAAATGCTAAAGTCAACTGACCAGCGTCTACTAAACCTAAAATCAAATTCTTCTTAAATACCTCTGATGCTCCAACACCAGCCTCATCATGGCTATACCCTTGATCGGTTAATTCATTATATGTACCAATCGCCTCTGTTGCTGATTCAAATGGTCTTAGCATTAAAGATGTTGTAACAGCACCAGATATTGTTCCCATACCAGCAATCGCTGTTCCTTTCATAACTCCCAATGTGGTAGCAAGAAATGTTCCCATAATTGGAATTGCTTGAACAACTTTTGATTGATAAGTGTCTGGGTTTGTTAAATCTTCCCATTCAAATTCTTTACCTAGCTCTGGAACATAATTTTGTTCCATAATGTTTCGAGCATCTTCCCTCCACTCTTCACCTACCTCACCATAATCAAGAACACCTTCAGCATCTAAAAATTCCAATGCTCCACCAGCTAGGTCTTTGGCTTGAGCTACACCCGATTTCCAAGACTTTTTTATTAGTTCTGGGTCATAAGCTTCTTTTGCCTTTTCATACCAACTTGGGTCTTGAATATCTAATACAAAATCCTCTTCTTCTGGTTCTTCTGGTTGTGCATCTACTTCCTTTTGAGTAAGGTCTGCAACAATGTCAGTTAAACTAAAATATCCATCCTTTGCCATCTTTTTTATATCAGAAACAAAGTCTGGAAATCTTTCCATTAATCCTTGAACCTCTGGCTCAACTTCTTGAAAGTTTTTAACTCGGGTTACTGCATTTTTAACATTGTTTAATTCATTGAATTTTCTTTGGTTAATGTCAATTTGCTTTGCGTAGTTTTGAACTACTTCATTATCCATAGGTAACCCAGACCATTTACTAGCAAAGGTTAAACTGTCTCCATTACTAGCTTCCCACCTATCACGAACTACTGCATCTAAAGCGAGTTGTCCCGTTTGTTCATCTGGAAATAATGCAGTATGATAGGTTTTCCCCTCATGGTCTGTAAAAGCATCACCCGGCATAGCTCCATATTCTTCGCCTAAGTGCTTTGTATATATCATCGCACCGGGGTTTAAATGTCGATCACTTCGACCCCCAGTACCCCAACCCTCGAACTGCTTTATTGCATCAGTTATAAATGTTAGTTCTGGAGGCATTGTTACTTAGGAAAGTAGGGATTAGCATATCCATCTTCCGGTAAATCGGGTAGGCGTTGTTTAAAATACTCGTTTACAGTTTTTGCATCCCTAAATAGATTAGAAACATATCCTTGTAATGCTAGTTTCTTTGCATCGATCATTTTTCTACTAGCAATCCTATCCTCTGGAGATGCTCCCGTTAATGGGTCAACTCCTTTTGCATAATACCCAGTTTTTTCATAAGGGTCACCAAACTTACGCCTATGCTCTACTAACCTATCAACACCAGCCTCCATCTCTGGAGTTGGTTTCATTCCAGTCGTAAAGTTAGTTGTCATAGCTCCATCACTAATATCTTGTAGACCAGTAGGTGTTCCAGTCATTGAACCAACTGTCATTCCACCGCTAGTATTTGGTGTCATACTAATGCCCATATTTGGGTCTGTAAGAGAAAATTTTCCAGTATTCGGGTCAAAGCTCCTTTTAAATTGGTTTGCAGTTTTTGCCATCTGTAGTCTTTTTGCAAAGCCAAATGGTGTTACTTCATCTGTACCCTCAATAGCTCCTTCTTGATTAACACGCATACCTAGCTTATTCATAGAGGGAATACCCGGTAAAGTTTTACCTTTTTGGTCAATTCTATCTAACTCAGCTCTAGCGTCTTCCATAGCCATAGCCGATCTTGGAACATCTGTTTGTCTAATTATCTCCATAACATCATTTCCAGATACACGATTACCTTCCTCTAAGTCGTAATAATCATCTGTTCCCTTAATCTTTACATAATTTTCCATTCCCCGTACATTTATTCGGTCTTTCATGTCTAATGTAAAAGGTTGCTTAGTGACATTCGGTTTTAGATTAGGATGTGCCGTAAGCTTCTTTTCTTCTTTTTCTACTTCTGTTGTAACCTTTGATTCGGTTTCTGTAGTAATTTCATCAACAGTTTTGCCATTTAAGGTTAGCTCCCCATCACTATTTTCCTTTATCTTTATTTTAGTGTTTGCTGGAGCTTTTGTACCGGACTTTGGATAGAGGCTATTAAATCCACTTATGCCTTCTGTAAATGCTTGAGCATTTCTATCTATTTCCGCATTTTCCTCTACATATTGGTCATAAGCCTTTTCGCGAATTTCTTTCTCTTCAGTACCATCACCAAAATCAATCCAAAACTTGCCATCTCTTTTTGATACCAAATGCTTTGGGTACTTTGCTGTGTAATTAGCATATTTCGAAATCATGGTCATCTTAGCTTTATAGTTATCCATTAATCTTTTAATTCGAGAATTCTCACTATAAGCTTCCCGATAATCTTGCATGGATTTTGCTTCTAATAAACCACCATAAGCTTTTCTAAATTCATCTCCTCTAGCCATGATTATCTCCCTATGTCCACTTCTTATTATTTCGGTAGAATTTGCTTGTCCCCCAAACATCAAGCATATCTCCTACCCCACCAAACATCTTATCTCTAGCCTCGCCAAGTGCCTTCTGTCTTTGTTCCATTAATCCTCGAGTAAGCATCGCATTTTCAGTATGATATTGATTCCCAAATTCCGTTTTACTCATTTCATTCTCAATACCAAGTTTTAATGCTCTATCTGATGCATCCCTAGCCATACTAGCGTCTAGGTCAGCTCCCACTTGAGTAGCTACTACACTATTTTCTAATCCTTGATTGGTAAGGTTGCCCATCATATTGGCCTTTGCAGTATTGGAAATATTAAAGGCCGGTCGATTCGCTAGTGACAACAACCTACTTTGTTGGTCTGGTGGAATTGCACCCTCATTAGCTAATTTCTTTAAATAAGATAATCTAGCTTGTTCTGCTGGGGTCTTCTTGCTCATTTTGTTTGCTGATGCCCATTGAAAGCCACCTTGAACTGCATCTCCAAGTGCTTTTGTGCCATAGGCCAGAGTCATCATTGTTAGTGGGTCTGCCATTATATTTTACTCCCCGTGAATTTGTATACTTCACCATTACTGTCTTTAAAATAGATACGAGCTTCATCCGCAGTTGGTGTCCCGGGACTCTCCATATCTTTCCTTACGCTAACAAAAACAAATTGACCTACAGAGAGGTCATTTTTATTAGGGATAGAACTGCTCACCCTAACGCTATCTTGTTTTGTTCTAATTTTTTCTTCGACAAAATTGATCTTAGGCATCTGCTTCAATCTCCATTCTGTTTATTTTGACATCATTTGTTGATGCACTTGTTGATAGTTTTACCATGATTTGATTACATCGAACCGGTACTTTTATTTCTGCTTGTTTTTTCGATGATGTAAATGTTGAGCTATCTTCATATACAGCGGTGCTAGAATCTCCATCCTTATAAAAAGTAGCCGTTATTGTATCACCACTATCATAGCTCAAATTAAATCTTCTTAGTTGCACATTATATTGGTCTGATAAGCTGGAAACATTTATCCAGCCAGTAGTTCTTGTAGTTTGTAAGGATTCTGAGGATGATGATTGGTCAAGTTTTACTATACTTGATTGCGATACATCTGCATTACTTACAAAGACATTAATATTAGTATCTTTGTCTGTAAAAATAAATTTGCCAGTATGTCCAGTTGTAAACGAATTATTAAACTTTGCCCATGTAGCGGTATCTAAATTGTATTCCCATATTCCGCTATTTGCAACTGCACTACCTAGTAATGAGAACAAACACGATAACGAGTTTCTTTTAGGATTGTAAGTAAATGTACACGCTTTTCTTTGGTCAGAAGTAAATCCTTGCCATATATCTTTAATTGGCTCACCAATAGCCACCAGTTGCCAATCATTTGTTAGTTGGTAAATATTGTGTTCCCCAGCAAAAAATAGATTGGTTTTAGTACGAACCACAGAATAAGGAGCTACGCACCCAATATTTTCTTCTGATTCTACAAGCGACCACATCTTAGGGTCATTAGAAGGGATATATAATTGATACAATCCATTTTCCATTAATACTGCCAGACTATCACCAATTCTTTTTAACGCAACTATACCGCCACCTTGACGATCTTTTACTTGTATATAGTTCGATATTGGATGAATATCTGGTTGATTAAGGTCACTATAAACTAAAAAGTTGGAATGGTCTTCCGCATCTTCATCTGGGTCTAATCTTACATTTCCATAAAATCTCCTAGCTCCAACATCCTCTGATACAATATGTCTTAATGAAAGTTTGTCTTCATTGATGCCATGAGGTGTTTGGTCAATAAGTCCATCATCATATAATGTTATTTTAACAGCACCACCACTTGCGGTGTAGGCTATATAATAGTTATGAAATGCAACTTCAATATTTTCAGTAGTATTGCCACTACCCATTGATTTTGACATTTTTAAAGCATTGGTGTCATTATCTACAATAGACACAAATTCACCAGTAGCTCTTTTAATTAACGATGAATCATATTCAGCTTTTTTTGTAAAAGCACCCGGTTTAAATAAAACATTTTCACCAGTATACCCACCAGTCTTACTTCCATTGTGTCCAGTATCAGCACCACTACCCCAGTAAAACACTAACTGTTGACCAGATTGGTCTTCGTCATATCTTATATTAAAAGTCGCATTAATTAAATCAAGACCGGTGATATTCCCACCATTTACCTCTAAATACTGTTTATTGTTATTAGAATCCGTACCAAACCAGACACCGGTATTGTTTCCACCAATCTCTGATATATCGCTTCCATTAACCAGTACACTACCATCTTGATTATAAATATATAACTTAGGATTATAATTACCGGACTCTAATTCCATTTTCGTATTGAAATCAGTAGCATCAGTTATCGGATTTCCATTCATGTAAAAACGATGATAGCATGGGGTAACAGTATTAATTGTTTCTTGGGTGTCTGTAGTTGATTTTGTGTTGAGGGTAACTGAAGATACTTTGTAATATGATTTTGTAGCGGAGGTACTAGTCGCTATTGCTCGGTATATATTAACGCCAGTTAGTCTTTTATTCATATCGTCAACATCCATATTAAGTTCAAATAAAACAGCCTTATCTGCTCCAATGGATGACTTAAAAACATTATTACCATTATCATTAAACTTATATTCTTGATTTCCATCAAATATCGGTACAGCTTTATAAAAATGATAATTAGTTTCGTCAATAGTTGAGCCTTCTCGGTCTACTGTATCAATAGCATAAGTCCATGTAGCTGGATAGCTAGGTTCTTGACGATCGATAACTACATAGTCATCATCAGAGTTACCAGATGAGTAAGGATTGTATGTGCCTCCAAACCACTTTCTATCCTTTAAAAATTGTATAACTTGGGAGTCCTCATTTAATCCCATAGCTACACGAACTTCCTCACCTACTTGCTCAATGCGTATGTTGTCCGGTTGTGTTCCGGTAAAAGTTTTTAAGGTAGATATATTTGTAAAGTCGTGATCAGCGAAAAAAAGTTTCTTAGTTGTCTTCTCATAAATTATCCAACCATACCCACTTTCTAATTTTGGGTGCATCCATTGAATAGCTCTTTCTATATTGAAAGGATTACCGCCATTCGAGGCGGTTAAATCTTTTACAAGAGCGTGACCATCTTGCTTAACGAGCCTACCGCTAATATCGGTTTTGAGGTTAAGCATATTAATACAAGCAGTATTCGATATATCTTCCGGGTCAGCATTAGTTATAATCCCTCCATCAAATTTTCCAATAGGTATAATCATTAATAGATTGACCCTCCAGAAAGGTCAGTAACAGTCATTGACATATTACTAGCACCTTTACCCACATTGGATTCTCTACATTTTTCACGATTTGCATAGTATCTATTTAAAAATAGAGTAGCTCTTTGTTGGTCACCAATATCTTCAGCCATCATTGATTTTGCAAAGTCAACTAAATAATCATGATAAATAGAATCAATAATTGGTTGTTGACCAGCATCAGTAAAATCATAAGCTACTCCCACTACTTTAGCTCTACCCCCTAGTCCATAAGCGTCCCAACTATTAAATAATGTATCAAAACTACCTAATGTTGTAGTCCACATTCCTACTTTAGCATCATTGGTATATATTTCCTCATTCGCTTGAAATGTACCAGTTACACTAGATAATACTAATGTACCAGTATCTTCATCTGAGTCATCAAACTCCACAGTAGCTGTAGCGTTAGATGTTTTGCCCTTTATTTGTGTTCCAGCTTTAAACATTCCAGAGGTTAAGGTATTGTACCCCAGTTTTTTGTAAGCAGTCTCACTTTCCTCTATATTATGGGGAATAGCTGAATATCTAAAATGAACCTTTCCATCCGCTTGAGGTTCTGGATATAAAGCCAACTTATTGTTTTCTAAAAAGTAATGAGAGGGTGTCCCCCTTAATAATGTATTTGATGCATTTCTTCTGGGGTATTGGTTGTTGAACTGATCTAATACCAACCCATCATATTCTACATTCCACTTTAATTCAATAAAATCTTCTGGAAGTTCATTCTTTACAACCCCCGATTCAGCGTAAATCACCCGTTCACGCTCATAACATTTAGTATACATGGCAAAATCTCTTTCGGCCTCGACTAAATATTTCTTTGCTTTCTTCTTGTGTATCATATCACTACCAAATGGTAGGATAGCTCTATCTACTAATGTTGACCACTTCATGATATGTAAGCGTTAATTATGTCCATAGCATTTGAATATGCTAAATTGGCTCGTTCCATTCTATTGTCCGTTTTCCAACAGATATACTCAGCAAAATCAACTATGGCATAATGCAAGGCACTATTTAGCTCATGTGTTGTATCACTAGCTGAAATAACTGTAGGCTCTTTTAAATAATAAACTGTTATATTGGCAGAGGGTGTAGGGTCTAAATGAATATTCGTCCCAAGCCGATGAAAATATCCAAGTTTGTCTGTAGCACTTGGAGCTAAAAATGAATTTGTAATTTTTTCTAGGTCAGTAAGTTCTATCTCATGCCATATTATATCGTTTGACCCTTGAACAATTCGCATGATAGCATTACGAAATGGTTTCGCACCTAGTTTTTCAACTGAACTAGCCGATTCAAATATAAAACTACTTTTATATGAACCACTTGCATCCATATCTACTTCAGTAGAAGTGGTTAATTCTGTTAGTAAGGTTGGTGGTACAATACTACAAACCCGAGAAAGACCATCATTTAAAGCTTTTAACTTTTCACTAGCTGAAAAAATATCTTCATTTGGGTCTTCTAATCTGAACTTTAGTTCAGCTAACATTTCATTAGGCGATAAACCTATTGTGTTTGTGCTACCTTCGTTAGCCATTTATTTTCCTTGATATTCCCCCGGGCGGAATCCGGGGGAAAGTTTTTGATTTACTTTACTTAGTGAAGTACTATTTTACCAGCACCAGTACAAGTACCGATTGCATCAGCACCATTACTACTGGATAAAGCACCAGATGTTAAAACACCGGCATTACTTATAGCGGTAACTACTTGTCCAGCAGTTCCACCACTAACAGCACTAGCTTCACCTCTTACTGTAACCCATCCATAAGCTGTATCAGCAATCGCTTCTTCTGCGATGCCGTATTTACCCGGCATTGAAGTTGTAGCAACTGCGTGTACCTTACATACCCACTCAGAACCATCAGCACTTAATGCCAATGCGACTGGATACCCAGCGGTAACAGCTCCACTAGCCTTTGCCCAAACTTTTTGTTGAGCTTTAGGGTCACCAGCAGATTTACCAAAAGGCATACTCATATCAGCAACTCCTAATAAGACTCAGCAAGGTCATCTATCATACCTTGCCTTGAAGGGTTAGAGCAAGTCAAAGCACCCAACCAAAAAATCTTAGCGATTCTTGCGTCTTGGTTGACCGGTTTCTGGAATCCTTCAAAAGCGAAATCTCTTTTTCTGTGATGACGAAAACCTAAGTAATTCTCATTCAAGAAATACATTTGTCCAGCCGGACAATGTTCGTCGACAAAAACTGGGATTCCACGATATTTAAGTTCCATAAATCCGTGGTCACCAACACCAGCGGTTGAACCAGCAAACCTTTTTTGGTCAGAAAGAGCTTCTTCTAAGGCATCAAAAATAATCTGTGTTGTCACGATCATTGTTGGTGAATCAGAGCCTTTGGTCAATGAACCAAATGCTCGTCTCATTTCACTTTCAATAATAGTAACAGTTTGAGCATAAGTAGCTATATCAGTTACGACAGAATTACTTCCAGCGTCCCTTATATAACCACCATCCCACCACGGGTAATCAGTACTATCGATTCCACCGAGTGTGCGGTCTGCTTTGATTAAATGTTGAAGTCCAAAAAATTTGCCATCAGACCCATTACCAGAACCATACAGCGTGTCACCAAAAAGTTCTTTCATTCCAACTTCCATGTTCTTCACTTTTGCTTCCAATA